AGAGAATTAAATATAAGACTAAATAAAAATACAGGTGATTTTGATATGGATATTCTGGCTAATGAATTTGATATTGATGAACTTACTGATTGGGGTTTTAAGCATATTGACTTAGATATTAATATAGATAAAATCACAGAAGGCAACACAGAGGATGACCACATACCAGAAGTAAAAGAAAGCAGAGTTAAACTTGGTGATGTTTGGCAACTTGGAAAACACAGATTAATGTGTGGAGATAGCACAAAAGAAAGTGATGTTGCTAAACTAATGAATGGAGATAAAGCAGATATGGTATTTACAGATCCCCCTTATGGTGTAAATTACACAGGTGGCTTAAAAGACGGAGAAAACGGATTAGAACAAAACAACAGACAAGGAATTAAAAATGATGATTTGGATTTATATTATCAAGCAGTTGCAATTGCTAATAAATTTTCAAATGGAGTTGTTTTTATGTTTTATGCTGACACTGTTCCGTTTGGACTATATAGAGGTGTTGAAGATGTAAAAGGGGAAATAGTAGCCTTGATTATATGGAAGAAGAAAGGGGGATATGGGGCATTAGGGGCTTCTTATAAACAAAACCACGAGCCTTGTTTAATATGGAAACCAAAAGGCACAAGAACTAATTTTATAGGTAGTACAACAGAAAATAGAGTATGGGAAATTGATAAAGAGGGCATTAATAAATTACATCCAACACAAAAACCAATAGAATTATGTGTTAGAGCAATTAAAAATCATAAAGCAGATATAGTAGCTGATTTGTTTCTTGGTAGTGGTTCAACATTAATAGCTTGTGAAAAAACAAATAGAATATGTTATGGTATGGAATTAGATACAAAGTATTGTGATGTAATTATAGAAAGATGGGAACAGTTTACAGGACAAAAAGCAATTAAATGTGGTGTATAAAAATAGACACTAAAAAGAAGATAAAAGAATTTAGAAAGAAAATTAAAGATTTAAATGAAAGAGATTTATTTAAAAATAAGGACAATAATAATGGTGAATATAAGTGTACTAAAAGTAATAGTTAAATCTATATATCACCACTTTAAATAATACAAATGGCACAGAATAAAAAAGAGAAACTATTAAAGGCGTTACAAGAAACGCAAGGACTTATTTATCATGCTTGTAAAAAGGCAGGTAATATAAGCCGTTCTACATACTATAGGTATATGCGTGAAGATAAAGATTTTGCACAGGCAGTAGAAGATATTAAGGAAGCACAGATTGACTATGTTGAGGGTGAATTGATAAAGAATATATCTAGGGGTAAAGAAACAAGTATAATCTTTTATTTAAAGTCTAAGGCTAAAGAAAGAGGTTATGCTGAAAAGCTAGATATAACTACAGGTGGTAAACCACTAACTGAATTAAAAATTAATGTAATTGACACAGGCAAAGATTAATACAACAAATGTCTTTCACAAAGCGTATAGGTCAGAAACTAGGATAACGTGCTTACAGGGGGGTACTCGTTCTAGCAAGACCTATTCGCTGTGTCAGTTGTTTATTGTTAAATGCTTAGAAGAAACAGGCAAAGTATTTACTATATGCAGAAAAACACTACCTGCACTTAAAGGTACAGCATATCGTGATGTCCTTAATATACTTAAAGAACTAGAATTATATACAGAAGATAACCACAACAAATCAGAACTGTCTTATGCCTTAAATGGCAACCTAATAGAGTTTATAAGTGTTGATCAACCACAAAAGATTAGAGGGCGTAAACGTGATTATTTATGGCTTAATGAAGCTAATGAGTTTACTTATGAAGATTGGCAACAACTTATACTTAGAACTACAGACAAAATCTATTTAGACTATAATCCTTCTGATCCTTATTCTTGGATATATGACAAAGTAGTAGTTAGAGATGATTGTACTTTTATTAAATCAACATATAGAGCAAACCCTTTTTTGGATAAAGACACAGTAGCAGAGATTGAAAGACTAAGAGAACTTGATCCTGATTATTGGCAGGTATATGGTCTTGGTGAAATAGGTTCTGTACAAACAATGATATTTAGAAAGTTTGAATTAGTAGATGATGTACAAGGAAGGTTAATAGGTTATGGCTTAGACTTTGGATTTACTAATTCACCCTCTGCTTTAGTTGCGGTGTATCAATCTGATGACAACCTATACATTAAAGAGATGCTATATGAAAAGAGATTAACAAATAGAGATTTAGCAAATAAACTAAAAGAGTTTAGGATAGATAGACAATCAGAAATAATCGGAGATTCTGCAGAACCTAAATCAATAGAAGAAATATACAGGCAGGGGTTTAACATAAAACCTGCTAAGAAAGGTGCAGGAATACATCTAGGGATTGATATAATGCGTAGATACAAACTGCATATAACAAAGGACAGCTTAAATGCAATAAAAGAATTTAGGGGTTATAAATGGGCAACTGATAAAAATGGTGATGTTTTAAATACTCCTGTTAAAGTCAATGATCATTTAATTGATGCTACTAGATACTTGTGCTTAAATAAACTATCTATAAATCACAGTGGCAAATACTATATACTGTAACAAAAAACGAATTATTAACTTTTATATTTATATGTAATGAAAGAGATTAAACTTAGTATTCCTTCAGAATGGTCTGATATAACAATAGAAACTTATCAGAAATATATTAAGATACAAGAAGCAAAAGGGAGTGATAAAAACAAAGCAATTAAAATACTGTCTTTGTTATGTGAAGTCAAACCTAATATAGTCAAGCAGATGGAATATAAAGATATGATTGAGATTATTGGTGTAATAAAAAAGATGATTGATACTGAACCTGATAAGACTAAGTTTAGAAAAAGGTTTGAGTTTAACGGCGAACAGTATGGGTTTATTCCTAATTTAAGTAAACTTACAACAGGTGAATATATAGACCTTGAGGAATACTGTAAAGAACCAATAAAGAACTTACATATTATTATGTCAATACTATATAGAAAAATAACGTTTAAGAGTGGTAACAAATATGCTATTGAAAATTATGATCCTGATGAATTTAAAGAAGATTTATTTAAGGGTTGTCCAATGGATATAGCGTTATGTTGCTTAGGTTTTTTTTTGACTTTAGGCGAACAATTAGCACACAGTTCGCACAGCTATTTGAAAGCACAGGAAAAGAAACCACAAAAAGCGTAACAATGAACAGTAAGTGGGGTTGGTATAATACTCTATATGCTTTGTGTAATGATAATATACTTAATATAAATAAAATAACAGAACTCCCTGTAATGGAGGTATTAACATTTTTATCTTTTAAACAGGATTACAGCAATAAACAACGTAATAATTATGATAACTTTTAGAAACGTAGTCGGATTTTTAGAAACCATTGCAGACAAGCATCTGATGATTAACAGCTTTCACAGTGGTGAACTTGATGAAGTAGATATTAATAAACTTGGTGCTACAGATTATGTTATACTATATGCAGAACCTGGAAATGTAACTATTGATTCAGGCGTTATGACTTATTCTTTTACAGTATATGTTTTAGATATGATTAATGATGAAGTAGGTGATGCACCTAATAAGCAAAGACTAGGGCGTATTGATACTTATTCTGAGAATCTACAAATACTGCATGACGTTATAAATGAATTTAAACACGCTTTATATTCCACATCTTGGGTTGATGATGAAGTTGTTTTAGAACTTCCTATATCAGCAGAACCTTTTACAGCACGTTTTGATAATATATTAACAGGATGGTCTGCAACTATTAATGTTGATGTTAACAATCCAAACAATCTATGTATAGCACCAATAACACCAAATAGCTAATGGACTTTACTAATACAATACAAGCAATGCAAAGTATGGGTTTTGACGTAGTACGTAAAGGAAAACGTATTCTAAAGAAAAAAAAGAAAAGGACTAAAAGTGCAGGATTAGAAAAAGGATTTAACTATAATGTTAATAAAAGTAAAACAGGAGTAGAACTAGAGTTTGTTTTTGGTAAAGCTAAAAAGTATTGGAAATTTGTTGATGAAGGTGTAAAAGGATCAGGAGGATTTAAAGGTAGTGGTAAAGCTAGAGGTAAAGGAAGCCCGTTTAGATTTAAAAAGAATAACATTAAAAAAGGAGTTGTAGCTAAATGGATCAAAAACAAGCCTTTAAAATTAAGAGGTTCTGATGGTAGGTTTTTAGCTAAGACAAAAGCAAATATAGAAAGTGCTTCATTTGTAATAGGCAGAGCAATAGCACAAAGGGGTTTAGAAAGAACTCAGTTTTTTAGCAAACCTTTTAAAGAAGAAGTAGATGAAAATGTAATTGCTACAGCATTTAGTAAAGACTTAGAAAGTGAATTAGACATAATGTTAAAAGATATAGACATAGAAATAATAGTAAAAGAAAAATAATTATGGCATCAGCTTTAGAATTTCAACAGAAACCAATAAACACAACTAGCAAAGCACCTGTAATAACTAACTGGACACCAATGGTTGGTTATATGCTTTTCCAAGATGATGCAACTACAGCGTCATATTTTTACTATAAACTAATTTTAGAAGTTAGATTAGATGATGCTTCAGGTACAATAATTGCTAAGATTAAACAACGTAGAAATGGTTATAGTGTAGATATAAACGATAATAAAGCAAGGGCGTTTTTTGATCTTAGAGATATTGCAAATAGTGTTTTAACACCAACAGTATTTGACCAAAATGATAATTCTCAACCATTTAGAACGATACATAAAGTAGGTGTTAATACTGTTGCAAAACCTTTTAGCTTTAATGGTGACAGGAATACTGACGGAACACAAATACAAAAAATCTTTGTTAAAGGTTATCAACAATATAGTACAAGTGTAACATCATCACCTGCAGAAGTAACAACTGATACAGTAACAGATACTTTATATTATTTAGAAGCATCACTCCCTTTAATGACAGCAAGGAGTTCTAGTGCAGACTATGTACAATCTGATGCTTTCAATGTATATAATGGTGCAGGTGCAACAGACCTCTTTTTAAGTGATTTACAAAGTGATTCAGGCGAATATAATTTAAGTGGTTATATTAACTATATACAAGATACAGACTATCACACTGTAGCTTTCTTAAATGATTTTACAAATTTTGCTAGTGATATTGACCATATTGAAATTGCTTATTATAATTCATCAGGTTCACTTATAAACAGTAAATACTATATAGATAATATATCAGCTAATGGTGGTTTGCCTCCTAATGATGGTTCTATAGCTGATGCTAGCAGGTTGTTATATTTTGGTTGTGGTGCAGGTAACCTAGAAGCACAGAGTGATGAAACCTCTGCAAGACCTTCTAATAATTCAGGATGGGCTTATTATACAATTAGAGGTACAGGTAATGATTCAGGTACTATTGCTTATAAGACAGCAACATATTACTTTATAAAAGAAGATGGAAGTTGTAAAGGGTTTAAAGTAAGGCGTTTAGCATGGCGTAATTCTGTTGGTGGTTATGACTATTTTAACTTTAAAAAGAAATCAACACAGACAACAGAAATAAAAAGAGATAATTATAGTACAATGATAGGAACATTTAACAAAAGTAAATATCGTTATAATAACACTCAAAGAGGTCAAACTACTAGACAAACAACAGCTACATTAAAAGAAACATTAAATACAGATTGGATCACAGAGGCACAAGGTGTTTTAATTGAAAAGCTATTAATGTCAACAGATGCTCAAATAGTTCAAAATGCAGATACAGATTTTACAGAAGGCGTAATAATTACAGACTCTAGCTTTGTTAAAAAGACTTCTGCTAATGACAACTTAATACAATACACTATTAATATAGAATACGCAAATCCTATAAACACTAATTCATAATGAATGTTAGACTAGTTGCATATCGTAAAGCTACAAGTGGTGCTACATCTACTACAGCTTTTAATTTAGATTTACAAGAAGCACCAAATGTTTCTATAAATTATAAATTCTCAGACGTTAAAAATCCTGAAACTAGAAAAGGTAGTTATAGTCAAACATTTAAGTTGCCATTCACAGACAATAATAATCAGTTCTTTCAAAATTGGTATAATGTTAATTTAGATACTTTAGTTTTTAGTAGTAGAACAAAATTTGATGCAGTGTTATATGTTGGTGCAGTGCCACAATTTGAGGGTTCTTTACAATTAAAATCTGTATTTAAAAAAGCTCAAATGTATGAAGTTGTTATAATGTCTACTTCAGCATCTTTATTTAGTACAATAGGAACGCAGAAGCTAAGAGATGCTTTCAAAAATGAGAATGGCACTTATGATGCTAAATTAAATCATACCTTTACTTATACTAATTCAACAAATAATACATTATTTAATTCTTGGGGCAACTCTTTAGTCAATACAACAGGCACATCTCTGTATGATTCTGATGCAGGTGTTTCTCAGATAGTATATCCAATATCTGTAACTAGAGAAAAGTTTTATTACAATCCTTCAGACCAAGATGCAGATGGTAACGATATAAAGAGATACTTGAGGTTGGATCAATCAACAATAAATAGTATAAATGATGGTGATGTTTCTTTTGACCTTAGTGTTCAAATGTCACAGTTCAGACCTGCACTACAATTAAAAACAATGTTTAAGATGATTCTAGCAAGGGCAGGGTTTTCTTATACATCTACTTTTATAGATGGTTCTTATTTTGGTAAGCTATTTATGACTACAGGTAACCACCTAGAAACAACAACACTACCTACAACAGACACTAATGCAAACCCTTCAGGATTTATGGATGTTGGTAATAGTACTGTTTGGGGTGTTTTAGACCTTCCTGCTTCAGGTTTTACAGGCGTTCAAGATAATGAGGTTATAGTACCTGCAGATACAATAACGCCTACAACAGGAAACACAGCACCACAAGATGCGGACAATATATGGAATGAAACATATAGCTACTTTACTAGAACAGATATTACAATGACGCAGGTTAATTGTCGCCATGTATTAGGTGCAACTAATATACAAGCTGATAATGGTGAAGATATTAAAATAGAAGCGTTTCTAAGACCTTTTGACACATCTACTAATACTCCTGATTTAGATTATAATTATTCTATTCAAGATGATGTTGTTACAACAAATGCGTCTAACGAAACTTTAAGCACTCATGAATGGAGTCTTAGTTTAGAAGATATGCCTACAGGTGCATCAGCACAAATTATAATTCGTGTATATAACTATAAAAAAGTTACTGCAGGTTCAGTATTAGAATTAACAGTTGGTAAAAGTATTGTAGGCTTTGATGGAATTTACGATTGGTTTTTTGTTGGGAATGACTTATTTAGTAACATTCGTATAGATTGGGTTGGTTATAGTACAGATGCTTTTGGTGGTACAATAAACGTGCCTTTTTGTATTGATCCTGATATTACACAAAAAGACTTTTTAAAAGACCTTATAGAAAGATTTAACTTATTGATTTTATCTGATCCTGATGATGATACAAACTTAATAATAGAACCATATAATGACTATTTAGATGGTGGTTCTTTAAAGTATTGGAGTGATAAGCTAGATACATCTAAAGAGATTATAGTAAAAGATACAACTACATTACAGAATAAAACAATACACCTCACAGACCAAGAAGATGTAGATTTATATAACAAAGAATTAAAAGAACGTTTTCCTGATGTTAATGTTTTTGGTCATTTAAAACTAACTGACAGTACAAATGAATTTGCTACAGGTGAAATGAAAAACAAATCTATATTTTCACCTTTTATAAATAGTCAAGTATTTGCAAGTGATAATACACAGCTAGGAACGTATTTAATTAATATGTCACCACAATATGAATTTAGCTATGAAGAATCAGAAGGCGTATTTGTAAACAAAATAAAGAAAACAAAACCTAAATTGTTTTTTTATAGTGGAACAGCAACAACTGTAAAAGATGTTAATAATGAAACAGTTACATATAATCTGCACAGGTCTTTTGATAATTCAGGTACTTTAACAGTAACAGCTTTTGAGTTTACTAAATACCCTGTTTGTAGCCCTTTTGATATAACGACTTCTAGTGATATATTTACACTATCCACAACAACTAAGTCTTTATATTGGAACTCAACACCTCCTTTAGTTGGAAACCTAGCTGTATTTAATTATAGTAATGATGTAGGTTCTTGGTTTAACAATTCATTATATGGCTTATATTGGAAAAAGTATTTAGATTCTCTTTACGATCCACAAGCTAGAATCATGGAGTGTTACATTAATCTTAATGAAGTAGATATATTTAACTTTAAATTCAATGATGAAATTCTTATAAAAGATACTTATTGGCGTGTATTAGAAATATCTAACTATCAAGTAGGTGTTAAGGCTTCAACAAAGGTTACTTTAATAAAAGTATTAGATGAACTTGTACAATGTGATTATGTAACTTCAACAATAGGTGTTAATAATACTAGTGGAAATTGGTATTTATGGTGTCCTGAAACAAATCCAGGATGTACACCTGATATTACTTCTGGTGACTTACTAGGTTATTATGCTAATCCTGCTTGTTGTGAAGGTGCAGGTGGTATTCCAATGTACAACTATACATCACAAGCGTCAAATGGTCTTTATCCTTGCTTGGCTAATTCAGGTAGTTTGCCTATAAGATTAAAGAGTATATTCTCTGCTAATAATATATTAGATACAGGACAGCTAAAGACACTTATTTACAATAAAATAGGAGGGCGTAATAAACCACTTGTAAGGGGTGTTAACAATTCTAAGTATAGTCAATCTTTACTTCCTCTATATGGTGATGACATTGTAGTTAAATACAATACTAAAAAAAGAAACATACCACAACTACAGGGAGAATCACACAGGATAGTGTTATCAGGTAACACAACAGGAACAGCTAAAGGTTATGCTTATATAGAATCAGATCAATATGGAACGCCTTTAAGAATACCTAATAATATCAATATGATTATTAGAGTTAAAGGTATATCTACTGTTATAGGTGGTACAAGTGCTACATATACACTAGGAAGCACCGAAGCCTTTGCATATTATACAGCTTTTAAAAATGTAAATGGAACAACAACACAATTAAGCACTGCAGGAGGGCAACAGGAGTTTAGTATCAGAGAGGGTGCAAATCCAACAACTTGTACATTATATATAGATGTTGCAAATGGTGTTCTAAGATTTGGCTTATTAGATAGTCAATCAGATACTAAAAGGGTTTGGCAAATATCAGCAGATATTGATGTAAATATAATTAACAATATGAGTTTAGGGTTTGATGAGAATTGGGCGTTGTATCAAAACTCTAGGAATATACAATTACAAAACGGAGATTATTTAATATGGAATTAAAAGAATATATAGAACATACTGCAAAGCTGATACCTCTTAGTATAGACCACATACAGCTAGTAGAATACAAAGATAAACATTACGACTTTGTTTATGGCTTAGAAGAATATCACTCTAGCTTTAGACGAATGTTTAAACAAATAAAAAGAATACTATGGCGAAATTAGAAAAAACTATTGTAATAAAAACAGATACATCTGGCGCTAAAGAAGGATTAGCAGGTCTTGAAAAAGGTGTAAAAGGAGTTGGTGATGGTGCTAAGGGTAGTCAAGCATCAATACTAGGAATGACTTTAAGCACAAAGGCTTTAGGTCTGGCTTTAAAATCTGCAGGTATTGGTATTGTTATCTCTGCTTTAGTAGGTCTTTCTAGTGCCTTGATGCAGAATCAAAAAGTTATGGATACTTTTAATGTTGCAACGGAAATGTTTAATCTAACATTTAAAAGGCTTATTAGTTTTTATATGGATTCTATAAACTTATTACAAGAGAATGAGAAATTTATGGCGTTTTTTCAAAGTCGTGTAGAAAATCTTGGTAACATATTTAACAATACTTTGAATTTTGCATTGAATAATTTTAACATGGGTATGAAAACTGCTTCTGTATTATGGAACGCTTCACCTTTTGGTGATGGTAGTACCTCGCTAGATGACCTTAAAAATTTAGGTAGTGAAATGCTTGATTTTGCAGGTACTCAAACAGGAATCTTAAAAGATCAACTAGGGGAGTTTAAAACCTTTGCTAAAGACCAAGTAGATGGAATTGGTGTAAGTTTTGATTTTGCTAAAGATAGGTTTTCTGATTTGCAAGAAGAATTTATTACAGGTGAAGATAATATATATAATACTTCAAAAGCTATTGTAAGTTTAAGAAATGAAGTTAAACTAGCTGATGCTGAACAACGACAATTACAATTAACCTTTCAAAAAGATGCTGAGATACAAAGGCAAATTAGAGATGATGTGAGTTTAACAATACAAGAAAGACAGGAGGCAAATACAAGGCTAGGAGAAATACTAGACGAACAAACAAAAGCAGAAAGATCAGCAATGTTAAAAAGTTTACAATTGGCACAATTAGAATTAGACCAAGATGAAACAAATATAGATTTACAAGTTGCTTTAATAAATGCTAAAACAGAATTAATTGATTTAGATGAAAGGATTGCAGGTCAAAGATCAGAGCAGTTAGTAAATACAAATTCTTTACTAAAAGAAGAACAGGATTTAATTAAACAAACAGCAGACGAAAAAAAGAAAGCTATAGATAAAGACGCAAAAGATGAAGAAGATATAAAAAATGCTAAAATAAAAGCAGCGAAAGATATTCTAAAAGCAACTACAGCGATTGCAGGAGAAGGTTCTAAGGTTGCAAAAGCAGCGGCAGTTTCTAATATATTAATTGATACTGCTTTAGCTATTTCTGGTGCAGTAAAGGCGGCACAATCTATGCCTTTTCCTGGTAACTTAGCAGCGATAGCGACAGGTATTGCAACAGTTATGACTAATTTAAGAACAGCTAAAGGCATACTGTCAAAAGCAGGTGCAGGTGATGGTGGTGATATTTCAGTTGGTGCAGTAGGTGGTACTCCTGCTATGGGTGGTATTGGTGGCACAATACCTAATATAAATTCTATTTCACCTGATGCAGAGATGCAACCTGTACAAGCGTTTGTAATAGAGAATGAAATATCTGATGCTCAGGCACTACAAGAAGAACTAGAAATACAAGCTACATTGTAAACAAAATTAACAACTTTATATTTATAGGTATTATGGACAAAAAAAGAAAATTAATAGAATTAATTATAGATGAAACAGCAGACTTTTTTGGCGTTGATGCGATCAGCGTTGTTAAGTTTCCTGCAATAGAAGAAAACTTTGTATTCTTTAATCAGGACTTTCTAAGTCTAGCAAAAATAGATGAAGACCAAAAACAATTAATAGGTGCTGTTCTTATTCCTGAGAAACGTATTCCAAGACTAGATAAAGACACTAATGAAGAATATGATGTATTCTTTACTAAAGAAACTATTAAACAGGCACAGAACCTATTTATGTCAAGTCTAAACAACAATAACCACACACTAGAACACAAAGAACCCGTAGAAGGTTTAACTGTCGTAGAGTCGTGGATCAAAGAAGATGAAAAATTTGATAAGTCAAACGTCTACGGATTTAAGAATATGCCTGTTGGTACTTGGTTTGTACAAGTAAGTGCAGAAAATAATCCTGATATTTGGGAAAAGATTAAAAATAAAGAGGTTCGCGGTTTTAGTATAGAAGGATATTTCACCGATAAACTAATAGAAGCATCTAAGAATAAAGATATACTAGATGAAGTATGTGAAGATTGTCCTGATGATATTATGCTAGGTAAAATTAAGAACATCATTTTAGAAAATGAATTAAACCCTGTATCATCTTTAGATGGTGAACCTTTATTTAGAACTAAAGAAGAAGCTGAAATATATGCTGAAATGTTTAAAGGTTGTATAGGTTCACACCCTCATACAGTAGATGGTGAAAAACTATATATGCCTTGTGCAGATCATTCTACAGCTACAATGAAAGAAGAACTATATACTAAAAAGAAAAAACGTAAATACAAAAAGAAATACAAGATGTTAGAGTATGTTGCTTATGCTAAAAGAAAAGCAATGTTAAAGTACTCTTGGGATGAGTGTATGCGTGATCAGATTAAACAATATGGCAACAAAGAAACGGCGGCTAAGGTATGTTCTGCTATCAAAAATAGAACAGTAAAACGTTAGAGAAGTAAACAATAATAATCAATTTATATTTATACATATTATGGGTACAATAGAAAAAATCTTAAATCTTATTAAAATGAAAAACGAATCAAAATCAAATAGCGTTAAATTATACGCTGAAATGAAACTAGATGACGGTCGTGTTATTGCTACAGAAGATGAGCAATTTATGATTGGTTCTAAAGTATTTGCTGTTGGTGATGATGGTGAAGCTGAAACGCTAGAAGCAGGAAGCTACACTATGGAAAATGGCAACAAATTAACAATAGGTGATTCATCTGAAATCTTAGACTTAGGCGAAGAAAAAGAAGCTGAAGATGTAGAAGCTTCTGAAGAAATGTCTGAAGAAAACAAAGAAGAAATGGCAGAAGATGATGAAGCGGATGTTGAAGATTGGGCAGGTATGGAAAAGAGAATTCAAAATTTAGAGGATGCTGTGGCTGATCTAAAAGCTGATAAAGTAGAAGCATCATCTGAAGTAGTTGAAGAAACTGAAGAAGTTAAAGAAGAAGAAAAAACAGAAATGAGTTCTGAGGTTATAGGTGATCTTATGACACAAATAGAAGAACTTAAAAGCAAAATAGTAGAATTGAGTGGCGAACCTGCAACGGAAGGTATTAATTACAATCCTGAAGGTTATAATTTTAATTCAACTATTGACTTAGCGAAACTGTCTACTAAAGAAAGGGCAGCATATTACATTAACAATAAATAATAAATAAAATGGCGAAAAATTATAATTTAAGTAAAGATTATCAGTTCAATATAACCGTAACTGATAACACCTATGCAGGTAAATTAGCATTGCCTTATGTGACTGCTGCAGTTAAGTCTCCAGACACAATTGCAAAAGGGTATGTAAGACAAATAGACGGTTTAAATAGTAAAGCGGTAATTTCTAATTTAGGAATTTCAGATCCTGTTCAGGCTGCAGCTTGTAGTTTTTCTACAACTGATGCTCCTGCAAATTTAGCTTTAACTGAGCAAGTGCTTACTTTGGCTGACATGAAAGTAAATCAAGAAGTTTGTAGGGGTACAGTATTCCCTACATGGATTGGTGAAAACATGGACAGAAATGGTAACTTACCAGGATCATTTGAGGACTTTTTATTGTCTACTGTTGCTGCAAAAGCAGGTGCTCATATAGAAAATATGATTTGGAAAGGATCATCACCTTTTGGTGTTGGTTTTCAATCTGATGATGGTTCTTTAGATGAAACAGGTGCAGATGCTTCTGCAATGAAAGACTTTCACGAAGTTGATTTAGATGGTGCTATTACTACAGCTGATATATTAGATGATTTAGCTGCAGTATATGATAAAGTGGTTGCTTCAGTACAAGGAATTTTATCTAAGCCAGGTTTCGGATTCTATATGAATCACAAAACTTATGCTTTATATGCACAAAAATTATCTTCTGCTACTACATTTCAATCTTTGGGTGCTGCAGGTGATTTTAATTCTTTAACTTACATGGGATTCCCAATATACGTTTGTCCTGGAATGTTTAACGATACAATCGTTGCTACATATCCTGAAAACCTTGTAGTGGGAACTAACCTAGCTACAGATTGGACTGAGGCAAGAGTAATACCTACATATCAATATGATGGCTCTGACAATGTAAGAATTGTTATGAACTTTGCAATGGGTGTACAAACTGCAGTTGGAACTGATGGAGTATTTGCTACATCTGTTTGGACTTAATAGATACTTTAAATGGGGAGTTGTAATATACTCCCCTTTTATTAACTTTTAAAATTAAATAATTATGGCTTGTGATATAACACGAGGAAGATTAATAGATTGTAAAGACCAGATCGGTGGCTTAAAAGCAATTTTTATAGCTAAGTCTTATAGTAATAATGTTAGTGCTACTGCTATTATAAACACTACTGAAATGACTACAGCTGGATTTGCGAATTGGTCTTGCTGTGGTGGTACTGTTACAGTCTTCAAATATGACTTAGTGCCTAATTTATCAAGCATGACAGTTACTATCAATTCAGACAATGCTAATGGTACAACATTTTTTACTCAGGCATTATCTGTAACACTACAAAAGATTGACCATGATATGACTAATGAGCTTAGACTTATGGCTTATTCAAGAAGTCAAATCTTTGTACAAGATACTAACGACAATGTTTTCTTATTAGGTATTGACAATGGATGTCACGTATCAGGTGGTACTGTAGTAACAGGAACGGCTAAGGGCGACATGACAGGTTACACTATAGAATGGAGTGCTGAAGAAAAGAATGCTTTAATACAGCTTCCTGCTAGTGCAGGTGCAGCGACAGCGAAATATCCATTTGATGGTTTAGCTGATGAAGCGAATCTAACTATTACAGCAGGTTCTTAATCGTTACTCAATAACAGATAAAAGAGGGGGTTTTTGCCCCCTTTTTTTGTACACTTAAAAACAATAATCTTATATTTATATTTATAATAAAACAACTATGGCTTGGAAACTAAAAAAAGAATGGCAAGGTAAAAGTATAGACAGCTTAAATATACCTTTAGATGACCTATCACAGAAACAAATTGCAGGACTTAATGAATCAGTTAGAAATGCTTTGTTTATAAAAGAACAATCTAAAACTAAGAAGAAAGATGTTTAAAAAAGAAGAAGAAGAAAGTAAAGAGGTTTGGATTGTAACAGGAATAACTGCATCAGGTGAACTTGTAAAAGACAGAATAAAAAAGTAAACATGATACAAGCACCAATAAATAACCAAACATCAACAGCTTTTGCTTATAGTACAAGTTTTCAGATAAATATATCAGATAAAATTGTACAAACCCCTGTATTTTATGTTGTAACAATAGGTGAAACTACTTATTACTCGCTTCAATTTCCGTTTATATTGTATAAGCTAGAAAGTCAACAAACAGGAAAAACTAAGATATTTACTAGAGGTGCAAGTTTTTATCCTGTTATAAGTACAGGTATTAATAAATTTGACAGACAAATTACTTTAAGTTGGAAATATAGTACAAATCCATCTTCAACAGAAAGTTTATCTACAGGTGAAATACTGGTTGGAAACGCAGAGTTCCCTTTAGGCTTTTATGACCTTACAGTATATGAAGTAGATTCAGGTTCAGAATTAAACCCTGATAATGCAAAAGCTGTTTTATATAATGGCATAGTAAATATGTATGGGCAAACCGCCACAGGTGTAAGTAATTTTGAAGAAGTAAAATATACTGAATATACAACTAATGATTCTGACAATGAAAATGTCTATTTAACAAATTAATTATGAATTTAGATTTAATAAAATTATCACATTATAACATACCTCACTTAGTAGAAGATCCAAGACATGACTGGGTTAGTTTTGGTGAAGATAATTTATATCCAAACTATTTACTAGACTTATTCTTAGGAAGTGCTATCAATGGTGCTTTAATTAAGTCAATAGGTGCTATGATTTATGGTGAAGGTTTAAGTGCAACTAATGTTGATGATAATACAGACACTAAAGAATCTTTTTTACGTTTAAATGAATTACTACACAATTCAGGTGAAGATGTCTTAAAAGACCTTGCAATGGATTTAAAGCTATTCGGTGGGTGTTATGTAAACGTAATATGGAGTCGTGATCGTAGTCGCATAGCTAAGATAATACATATACCTGCACAATATATACGTTCAGGTAAAATGATTGATGGTGAAGTAGAGAACTATTACTACTCTGCTGATTGGTCAAAAAGCAAAAAAGGAGAATATAGACCTAGAGCATATAAAGCGTTTAATACTAAAGACAGAACACAAGCTAGTCAAATCTTAATGATTAGAGATAAAAACCCTGCTTTATTTTATGGCTTTGCACCTGATTATGTAGCTGCGACTGATTGGATTCAAATGGAATTAGAGATAGCTCAGTTTCATTTATCTAATATAACTTCAGGAATGACACCTAGTATGCACGTTGGATTCTCTAACGGCGTACCAACAGAAGAAGAAAGACGTACTATAGAAAGACAATTAAATCAAAAGTTTTCAGGTAGTGGCAACGCAGGTAAAATACTTATAACCTTTAATGATGGTAAAGAAACACAACCTATTATAGAACCTATACAAATGAATGACGCACAGTCTGCTTGGGAGGGTATGTCTAAACAAGCCGTTTCACAAATCCTGGCAGGGCATCGTGTAACATCACCGATTCTATTTGGAATACGTGCAGAAGGTGGTGGTTTAGGTAACAATGCAGATGAATTAAGAGATGCTTACAGCTTATTTAATAATACTGTTATTATTCCTTTTCAGAACATACTTTTAAAAGGCTTAGATAAGATATTTGCAGTTAACAATATAAACCTTGACTTATACTTTAAAACCCTTAAGCCTGCTGATTTCATTGATTTAGAAGTTACAAAAACACAATCTGAAGAAGATCAAGAAAAAGAAGGCGTTACAAAAGAAGATATAAATGAAGAATCTTTAAAAAAAAAAGAATTTAAAGACTTAAAAGATATTGACACTTCACCTACACAAGGTATGATTGAAGAAGCTAAAAAGGGTTTAGAATGGCGTAAAGAGTATGGACGTGGTGGCACACAGATTGCAGTTGCTAGAGCAAGGTCTATAATTAATGGTGATTTATCACTAGATACTATTAGTAGAATGAACAGTTTTTTTGCTAGACATGAAGTAGATAAAAAAGCAGAGGGTTTTAAACCAGGTGAAGATGGATTCCCTAGTGCAGGGCGTATAGCTTGGGCGTTATGGGGTGGTGATGCAGGTCAATCTTGGGCAAAAAAGAAAGTTAAAGAAATAGAAGGCGTCAGAGCTGATTTATCTGATGATGAATTTAATGATGTATTTGAAGCTTTAAAAGGTGAGCAAATAGACTTAGATAAATGGGAAGTAGTTGATGAACAAGATGAAGGACTTATTGAAGATTATGAAGATTGGGCGGATGCTTTAATTGAAAAGCTAGATAAAGAAAACTTTGCAGATGAAATAGTAAGCAAAGAAGATTCTTTTAGTTATTTAGATAAATCATACTACAGAGTAAGATTTAAATATATTAAAAAGAGTAGAAAACCAAATAAGTCAACAAGAGAGTTTTGTAAAAATATGATGACTTTATCTAAAGCAGGTTTTGTATATAGGATTGAAGATATAGATAAAGCTAGTAGAGAAGGAGTTAATAAACAACTAGGACACAAAGGACGTGCTTATGACCTCTTTAAATTTAAAGGCGGTGTATATTGTAGACACGCTTGGAAAGTAATCTTATATAGATTAAAAGAAGGAACAGAATTAAAAGATGGTCAAGGTTTAGATGATTATAATAAAGTAAATAGTATACCTAAAACGTATACACCAACACCAAGAGGAATAAAAGACGCAGTAATAGCACCTGTAAATATGCCTAATGAAGGACACTATCCAGGAGTAAAATAAAATAACGATATGGCAATACAACATACATTATATATTTCAGCAACAAGAATAAAAAAAGATACAGCTTTAGGCGGTTCTGTAGATGACAATATTATTATGCCTTATATACTATTGGCACAAGATATGTTTATACTTCCTGTATTGGGTACTGATTTAGATAATAAACTAAAAGCAGATATACAAGGTGGTTCTTTAACAGGTGCTTATAAAACCTTAGTTGAAACTTATATACAACCTGCTTTAGTACAATTTGCTTTTCAAGAATTAGCACCATTCCTAAGACTTAGATTTGTAAATAATGCAATAGTAATTATGGGTGCTACAGATCAATCAGACAGTGCTTCTTATGAAGATATTAAGCCTTTGATTGACAGGTCAAAAGATGCAGGTGAATTTTACAGACAGCGTTTAATTGACTATATTAGAAATAATACAAGCTCTTTTCCTGAGTATAGTACAAATACAGGTGCAGACCTTGATCCGACAACTAGAAATTACTATGCAGGAATGAACTTAGATATTAACGTACCTAGAAGCAATAGATTAAAAAGTTTTTTACAGGGTGCAGACATTACTATATATGGATGTTAAAAAAAGAATTTATCCTAGTAGTTTGGAGAACTTTAAAAAGCTAAAAAATTATATTAAAAAAATAAATAAAAATGGCAGGACAAAGACTAACGGACAAATCAGCGTTAAATAACCACACCGGAAGTGGCGATTTATATATGGTTGTAGATGTAAGCGACACTACAGGTAGTAGTGCAGGAACATCTAAAAAACTAGATTCTAAATTCTTAATTCAAACAGATAAAATTTCTGTATCAACAGCAGAATTTCAAGCTATGGACGCGACAGGTGGTGCAGGTACTTTTAAAGATTTAGTATCAGCACAGGGTTCAGGTTTTGCAATAGTGCCTTTAAGCTGTACCATTGTTAATACTCACAGCTCAACAGAATCAAGTGTAATCAATTTATTGATTGGTTATGATACTTCACAGACCACATACTATTGGAATAAAGAAGATAGATATATGCGTAATATAGGAACTAATATAACATATTATCTGGTTGCTTCTAATAGTCCTGCAGGTACTACTATTGATAATGTACCTTTAAGAATGTATGCAAGTGCTAATTTTACAGGTAGTTTTTCAGCAGATGTATATATTACATATCACGTAATAAAACTTGGCTAATGATTAGATTGTTATTATTATTGTTGCCTTTACTGTCTTTTGGTCAGTTCTATAAATACTCTACTATTTATCTGGGTGGTTCTGTTAATTCTACAATACAACCAATAGAAACTTATTCATATAATAATGGACAGCTAATAGAAACAACAAATACTGATGAATCTAATTACAGGTACTTTATAGGAATAAAGAAACTTAGTCGTTTTAAATATGAGAAAAAACCTAAGTTCTATTATGATGGAACAGAAAAAAACGCTAGTCTAAAAAGATCACCTGTAGATAGGTTTGAATACTTATTGCAATATGAAAGAGTAAAACAATTTAGCAGGGAGTATGATAATCACAAAATTTGGTTTAGATATATTGGTGAGCATATTAGCACAAAAATAGAGTCATCTAACAATGGTTACATAGACCTACAGTACAAATCCTTAGACTTACGCCTAAAACATGATTTTAATGGCATAAGAGCAACGTTTGGTGCTGTCGGTAGGTATCACCCTATCTATGGCTTAAATCCCTTTAAAAACGATTTTCCTAATTATAATGATTTTGAAGCTGTTGCTCAAAGTCTAGGTTATCAAAAAGAATTTTGGTATATGGATGTAAATAATAATGGTTATTTAGATAGGTTAGAGCAATCATTTTATAGATGGACTTTAAACGGAAATATAGTTGCAGACAATACGGCACAATTTCAACAATATTATTCTACAATACCTACAAATTATAACAGAAACAAACTAGCAGAACTAGGAAACCAATACACGCTTTCTGGTGTTGTTGGTTTATCTTATTACATATATCAGGACAATTTTTTTATATTAGCTTATGGTAACTATTTCTTTGTTAATCATAAACTAACTGAATATGGATCAGAAACAAACGACTATGATTTTGGTTTAACAACTAATTACAAATTAACTAAGACATTATCGTTATACACTCAATTAGAATACTTGAGATATTTTAATAGAGAAAATTACACAATCAATTTAGGAATTAATTTAATAATTATATAATATGGAAATTTTAAATACAATCAAATCAATTTTAACATCAAAGAAATTTTGGTATGCTTTTGCAACCTTAATCATTATAACCTGCGGATCATCTGTTGGTATTAGTGAGGGGGAAATGGCAAATCTAATTTGGGTTGTTATCGCTTTAATAGTTAGTCAAGGAATTGCAGACAGAAAAAGTTGTAACAAATGAGTGTAGTAAATGAAAAGTCACAATTTACTTTAGATTTAAAGACTATTGGAATTATAGTAACTTTAGTTGCTTCTGTTTCAGGCACTTACTTTACTTTAAAAGCTGATATAGATGCTAATAAAAAAGCACTAGAAAAGGGCAACTGGGTAAGTGCTACTGAGTATGAATTAAAAGATGAACTAGTACGTACTACAATTATGGGTAACAGCAAGAAACTTGATGCTATTGAAAACAAGTTAGATATAATGGATGAACGTTTATACAAATTAAAATAATGAATATCAGCAATATATTATTAGTGTTAATGGGTTTTTTATTTTTTTGCTATGGTGTTGCTTTTAGTCAAGTATCTGTTATGCAATTTAATAGCAGTTGGAATGATGATAACAGTTTTGATATATCAGAGCTTAAAGAATGTAAGAAATCAAATGTTGTTATTTGTGAACAACCTGAGATGAAAGAAGAACACAAGATTAAGTCTGTACCTACAATTATTATATTTGATGAAGGTGAAGAAGTTATAAGATTTGAAGCTAATATAATGATGCAATTAGAAGCTACTAGAAAAGAGATTCAAAAAGAAATAGACAAAATATATCTAGCAAAATTTGAATAATGCGTTTATCTAAGAACTTTACATTAAAGGAACTTACAAGAAGTAATACGGCTTTACGTTTAGGCATAGATAACGAACCTTCTAAGGAAGGTATATATAAACTGACCTTATTAGCTACTCAAATTCTCCAACCCCTACGTGATAGTCTTGGGGCTTTGAGGGTTACGAGTGGCTACAGGTCTTTTGTTTTGTCAGAAGCCATTGGATCAAGTTCACGTTCTCAACATTGTAGATATGAAGCAGTAGATTTACAATACTTTAAACGTGGCAAAATGGATAATATAAAAATATACCAGGCACTAAAAGAATTAGCTTTGCCTTTTGATCAGGTGATTTTAGAGTTCGGGGATGCAACAGAATATGTTGATCCTGAAAACCCCGCTTGGGTTCATTTAAGCTATACTATAAATGACAATAGATGTCAAGAGCTTGTGGCTTATAAAGACATAAATAATAAAACAAAATACAGAACTGTAACTAACTATAATAGCATATGAACTTTTTAAAAAACTTATTCGGAAACCTTAATCTTGATGTTAATAAACTTGTTGATAATGTTGTAACAACTGATGCTGAACGAAAAGAATTAAAGATTAAGTTTAAGCAAATGATTTTAGATGCTAAGGCAAACGCTGAAGAACAGATAACTAGAAGATGGGAATCAGACGCAAAAGCGGGATGGCTTCCTGCAAATATAAGACCTTTAACTCTTGCGTTTTTAGTTATATCAACAATTATATTAATCTTTATTGAGGCGGGTATGATTGATTTTGAAGTCAAAGATAATTGGATAGATTTATTGCAGTTGGTTTTAATAACGGTGATTGGAGCTTACTTTGGTGGGCGTTCGTTTGAAAAATTTAAAAAGAAATAAAACAACCAAAAGAATATAGACTAAGACTTACAAAGTCAGAACATGACTTAGTAAAAGAATTACGCCAATCTGAAGGCAACGGCATGAATAATGTGCTAGTAATTGGTGACCTCCATGAACCTTTTTGTCTTGATAAATACCTAGAATTTTGTTTAGCTAAATATGATGAATTTGATTGTAATGAAGTTGTCTTTATAGGTGACATCATAGATAATCATTACGCATCTTATCATGAAACCTCAGCTGATGGTATGGGCGGTGCTGATGAATTAGAACTTTCAATAGAACGTATTGCAAGATGGTATAAAGCCTTCCCTAAAGCTACTGTAATTTTGGGCAACCATGATAGAATGGTATCAAGAAAGGCTCAAACATCTGCTATTCCTAGCAAATGGATTAAGTCATATAAAGAGGTTTTAGAAGTACCTAATTGGTCTTTTGTAGAAAGATATGTAAAAGATGGTGTACAGTATTTACATGGTGAAGGCGGTACTGCAAGAACAAAATGCAGAGCAGATATGATGAACACAGTACAAGGACATCTACACACACAAGCATATTGTGAGCATTATGTAGGTCAAAACTTTAGAGTGTTTGGCGTTCAAGTTGGTTGCGGTATAAACTTTTCAGAATATAGCTTTGCATACGCTAAGGCAGGAAAAAAACCCGCTATAGGTTGTGCGGTCGTTTTGAATAACGGAAAACTTCCTATAAATTTGTTAATGAAACTATGAGTAAATTAAAAAATACATATAGCAAGAATATAAATTTAGAAATTGAATACACCTATGATAAAGATTATAACAAAGTTTATAATACTAAAAAGGTAAAAAGGCATCTAAATAACATTCTTAATACTTTGAAATAGGATTGCACCTGTAACAGGCGAATCTCCTTAATCCTGTATATTGTGTTCAATACAGGTGCTATTCTATTCTCTAAAATAACCTTTGTTGATTTTCATTCGGACACCATTCATAATAATACAAAGTATAATTCCTATTTCTGCCAAACTTGTCTTTAAACGACTCTTGGTGCAATAGTGGTGTTTCTCTATTGACAATCATTGTTTCGTTGCCACACACCACGCTGATGCTTTCTGATGTGTTTATATATGGTAGTGCTACTAGGATTCTAGTCTTTAGCAATGGTGAAACCCTGTAACCATTAACTAGCTTTTTTATTTTATAATGTTTCATAATTTTTTAGTTAATAATTTTTTATAATATTCTTCTTCTTCTTCATTGTGTTCATGTATTCCTATCACTTTAAAAAACCTTTCATTCTTAATAACTTTATCAAGAAACTTTTGTAACTGTTTATCTGTTCCTTTAAAAGTGATAAGCTCTTTACTGATTTTAATATCTGTAGTTTCAATACCTGTAAAGTAATAGTTATCTATAGTTATTTTGCCATAACTTTTACATAATATATTATATGTCTTATTCATTTATAATCTTTTCAAAGACCGCTTCTGTACCCATGCAGTCGGTTAATAATATCCATTCTTTACTATTCTTATAGTTAAGGTATTTAATACGACCTTCTTTAGTTGATAGGTCTGCTGTATCTAATTGTACTGTTCTCATAATAATTTATTTAATAGGTTAGTAATTGATTGTAGTTTATTCTTTGCACCCTTTAGTAATTCAGTATATATTTTCACATCTTCAGTATTACTTGATCCGTTAAGTTTATCATTATAATACTCAATACGTTCTTCTGTATTTACTTTTGATTCTATAAGTGAAAATTCTAATGTTGTTTTTTCACCTGGTTCTAAATATAATTTTGTCATAATTGTAATTGTTTAATAGAACAAATATATATAAAATAAATTTAACACGAAATAAAGTTTTGTTTTTACTTATTAACAAATTAAATGTTAATAACTATTAAATTAATTTAATTGTGTATTAAAAAAGATTTATTATTATTGTGTATTATTTTAAATTAAAAATTATGATACAAGAATTTAAAACAGCTATTGAGTATGCTATGTTCAAGAATCAGTTAAGTAAAAAAGACTTATCTGATATTATGGATTGTTCATACCCAACAATGCTAAAGTATCTTAATGATCCTGGATCGTTAAAGATAAGAGATGCTAAAAGATTATGTAGTATACTTAATCTAAGTTTAACAGAATTAATAAATAAATAAATATGAAAACAGCAAAAATTACAAACATTGAAAAGAAAAAAGACTTTGTAACCAATGATGGTAAAACATTATATGTCTTTGAGTTAGAACTTGACAACGGAGATAAGGGTGCTATCTTTAAACAAAAAGATAATCCATATGTAGAAGTAGGTCAAGAGATTACTTATGAGATAAATGACAGAGGATCTATAAAGATACAAAGAGATGGCGGAGGTTTTGCACCTAAGCAATCATTTAAAAAAGATTCTAATGTACAGGAGTATATTATAAAACAATCATCTTTAAAATGTGCTATTGATTTAGTAGTAGCAGAAAAGATTGAACCACATGAATGGGAAAAGATGGCTAATAGCTTTGTTGAGTGGGTACATGGTAAAAGTCAAGTAAAAGAAATGCCTTCTTTTGCAGACACTAAAGCACCCTTTTAATTTTATGTTTTTGATAATGCCTGTATTTTTTGTAATATGGGCGTTGTCTTTAAATTTACTAATATGAAAAAAACTTATTTTTTACACCAATCTAATAGCTTTTATGATTACAAGATAATTAAGATGCGTTCTAAACTAGGCATGGAAGGTTATGGAATCTTTTGGGCGGTATTAGAATTACTGTTTACTGAAGAAAATAAACTATGTATTGATGACTATGAACCTTTATCTTATAGCTTACAATGTGATGCAGATAAACTTAAAGCTGTTATAGAAGATTTTGATTTATTTGTAGTACAGGATGGATGCTTTTATTCTAAGCGTTTAAATAACCATATAGAAGAAATAAATAATAAGTCTAATAAAGCAAAAGAAAGTGCTTCTAAAAGATGGAATAATGCAAATGCTATGCCAAAGCAATGCGACCGCAATGCTAGTATTAGTATTAGTAAAAGTAAAAGTATTAATAAAAGAATAGAGGATTTTAAAAAATCCATCCACGCAATAGAAGATATTAGTAATGAAGATAAAAACGACTTCTTTGCATATTGGACAGAAAAAAATAAAAGTGGTACTAAGTTTAGAGCTGAGATGCAAAAGACCTTTGATATAAACCTAAGACTTAAAAGGTGGTCATCTAATGGCTTTAATAAAAATAAGAAAGCTAAATACCTTGACTACTATGACAAGTTTGCTTACAGTAAATTAGACAATACAGGTAGGCAGGAATACTTAGAACATTTAAAACAACTAGGGTTTGAAAGTGTATACTCACCAACAGCAGGAACAACTTGGAGAAAAAAACATAAGGTATGAAAGAATATCAATTACAAAAAGCAATATGTAAATACTTAGACTTACAAAATGTTTTATACTGTGGATCAATGGGCGGACAGTACCAGGTACATTATTCTCAGCGTATTAAAGCTAAAAAGAGTGGATATAAGCGAGGATTCCCCGATTTGTTTATATATGAACCAAAAGGTAAATATCATGGCTTAGCAATAGAATTAAAGATTGGATATAATAAAGCAACTAAAGAACAGTTGTATTGGCAAAAGGAACTTATTAAAAGAGGATATAAAGCAGAGATATGTACAGGCATAGATGAAGCACTAGAAGTAATTAATAATTTTTTACATGATAGTTAAAAGAACATTTTTCAATAGTAGAAACGAAAGATTGTATTGGAATTACACAGATATTAACAATTACTTGTTTATAATTTTGTTTGAAAGTGGTGCAGAACTAAGTTTTGTTTTGCGAGATTTGAAAAAAAACGAAAATATATTAAATTATATTTATAAAAAACTGCATAAGAGATTCAGCAATATAGCTGAAATACATACAGACAAATTAAGTCACACAGAATATAACCTTTGTAAACAATATAAAGTACCCTCTATAATAAAAGTATGTTAAATCAATACTTAATAAATAATTACGATAAGCTAAAAGATATATCTTATAATATAACTAATGGCAAAGGTGAAGATTTATTAAGTTTTGTTATTGAAGAAATATATAAATGTGATCAGATTAGATTAAGAGAAATTATAGAAAAAGATCAGATGACTTTTTATGTAGTTAGAATAATGCTTAATCAATATCACAGTAAAACTAGCAGATACTATTATAAGTATGATAAATACTATGAATACCATACTTGTACTACAATAGAAAATATCACAGCAGATAATACAGAATACACTATAAAAGACAAAAAAGAAGTAGAAGAAAAACTAGAATGGATTGAAGAAAAGCTAAAAGATCTATATTGGTTTGATGCTGAGATATTCCGTATATATTATCGTGAGGGCTTTAGTCTTAATCAAATGGCTAAAGAAACTAAAATATCAAGAGCAACAATATATAAGGCAGTTAAGAACGTTAAGAACTATTTAATAAACGAACTATGAAAAAAACCAGAATACTAAGAGCTTTAAAACAATGCAAAAATGATGAGTTCAAAGCAGACAGTGTTTTATCTTTTAAAGATGAAAAGGGTAAAGAATACTTTTTAGCAGAACAACCACACTATATGAACATTATTACAAACTCTATAAATGTTATATTAAAAAGAACATTTGATATAATTGATGACGTTAAACTAAAAAATAAAATTTTAAAAGGATTAAATAATGACAAAGAGTAAAGGACTTGGTGATTCAATAGAAAAGGCGTTAAAAGCAACAGGCATAGATAAGGTTGCTAAAGCTGTCTTAGGTGATGATTGTGGATGTGAAGAACGCAGAGATAAACTTAATAAACTATTCCCTTATGGTAAAGTAAGACAATTTACAGAAGATGAAATAAATATATATGAAGATACTATATCTAAGATAAAAGGAAGTACAATAAAAGGTGAAGAACAGGCGGTATTAGTAAAGCTATATAATAAAGTATTTAATGAAAATAAAAAACCTTCTAGTTGCGGTAGTTGTGTACAACAGACTTTATCTAAACTTAAAAAGGTATATGAAAACAGTTGTAAATTAGACTAATGCAGAAACATACTAAAGTATATTTTAACTTTTTTGGATATGATGAAAGTTCATATATTAACTGTGAAATGGAATGTGGAGCAAGGGCGGTAGACATTCATCATTTAGAACGTAGAAATAAAACTAAGAATGATTACATTGAAAATCTAGTTGCTTTATGTAGAGATTGTCATATAAACTGTAATGAAAGTTCTTTCAATATGTATGTAAGAGTAAAACACTTAGAGCTTGTCATGATCCATATAGTATCATTAATACAATTAGAAAAACGATTAAATGAAAATAGACAAAATGACATATAATGAAGCTAAGTGGTGGATTTTAAATGATTGGGAATTTATAGAAAATAAAGCAAGTAAGTACTACAAAAAAGAGGTTATGTTATTATTTTGCGAAGGAACTAAAAATATATTCTTTGCAGATAAGAAAACAGAAGAACCGATTTATACTATATTATATAAAGAAAGAAATAAAAGATATGAAAATAGAAAGTAAATTAATAACACAATTAAAACCTGCTACATATAATCCTAGACAAATAAGCACAAAACAGTACAACGATTTAAAAGCCTCAATTAAAAAGTTTGGTTTAGTTGATCCTGTTATAGTAAATAAAGATAATACTGTAATAGGTGGACACCAACGATTAAAGATATGTAAAGAACTTAAATACATAGAAATAGATTGTGTAGTATTAGACCTATCAAAAGAAGAAGAAAGAGAATTAAATATAAGACTAAATAAAAATACAGGTGATTTTGATATGGATATTCTGGCTAAT